CTAAAGAAGGGTCCTGGACAAAGGGCAGGCGATCTAGTTGGTGGTTACGTTAAGGATCCAAAGGTAGGCATGCATCCTTGGGTTGTATCATTCGACCTTAACTCGCTGTATCCGCACCTTATGCTACAATACAACATGTCACCCGAGACATATATGCCAGACCTACGTGAATATGTATCTCAAGACATGGTTCTAAAAGATGAGTATCAGAATGAAAATACTGATTATTCAGTCGCTGCGAATGGTGTATGCTTTACGAACAAAAAACTTGGTATCATTCCTGAAATCATTGACGAATACTATGGCAACCGTTCAAAGATTAAGAAGAGCATGTTGTCTGTAGAACAAGCAATGGAGAACGAAACCGATCCTAAGAAGAAAGCGGATCTTAAGCGAGAAATGACTCAGTTACATAACTCGCAAATGGCTATCAAGATTGCTATGAACAGCTTGTATGGCGCAACCGCTAACATATACTTCCTATACTATATTAATGAGATGGCTGAAGCAATCACTACATCGGGCCAGTTGTCAATTCGATATGCTGAAAAGTCAGTGAACAACTATCTAAATAAGATACTTAAGACTGTCGGTGTTGATTATATCGTCTATATCGATACCGACTCGATCTATGTTAACATGGGTCCATTGGTAAAGACTGTGTTCGGAACTACAGACATAGAACGCAACAAAGGCGAGGAGTTCCTCGATAAAGTCTGTAAGGAAAAGATCGAGAAAGCAATCGAGGACGGATATGTAGAACTTGCTAAATACATGGGTGCATATCGAAACGCGATGGTTATGAAGAGAGAAAAGATCACTGATAAGTCTCTGTTTGTGGCTAAGAAGCGATACATCATGAACGCTCTCAACTCTGAAGGTGTTCACTTCGCAAAGCCAAAGATCAGCGTAACCGGTATCGAATCTGTTCGTTCATCAACACCTGAGGTATGCCGCGAAAAGATGAAGAAGTCGTTCGAAGTTATTATGAATGGTACTGAGGAAGATATACAAGGCTTCATCGAAGACTTCCGTAAAGAGTTCTTCAGTCTTCCAGCTGAAGATATCGCAAAGATCTCGGGAACCGATAACATCGAGAAGTATATGGTTGGGTTATCATACAAGAAGGGTTGCCCTATGCACGTAAGAGGCGCGATTGTTTATAACGAGTTCCTTAAGACCAAAAACCTCGAAAAGAAGTATCAACTCGTTCAGAGCGGAGACAAGATCAAATTCGTCTATCTTAAGATGCCTAACTCTATACGCGAAAACATCGTATCGTTTCCAAACGTCCTTCCCAAGGAGCTCGGTCTCGATCAATATATAGACTATGAAACACAATTCGAAAAGGTATTCTTGAGCCCTATCGACGGTATTCTTCAAGCGATTGGCTGGTCTTCAAAGAAGGTCAATACGCTCGAAAACTTCTTTATGTAAATATGAAAGGAAACTAAATGAGTAATGACTGGGTTAAAGATATTCATGATATGCATGCTCACTACGGTATGCACGAAAAATTTGCTGAATTCGACGACAAAAAGAAGATACTGTTCCTAGCGTTTAGAGCAAACTTTCTTCAAGAAGAGCTCGACGAACTCAAGGAAAACATTAACAACCCTGAGGAGGTTGTAGACGCACTTATTGATCTATGCGTAGTTGCTATCGGAACTCTAGACGCATACGGTATCGACTCATACAAAGCGTGGGACGAAGTTCTTAAAGCAAACATGAATAAACGAGCTGGTGTAAAACCAGGCCGACCAAACCCTCTCGGCCTTCCAGATCTTATGAAACCTGAAGGATGGGAACCGCCATCTCACGAAGGAAACCACGGCAACCTTCCAAAATAATTTCACAACAAATGAAAAAGGGGGTTTACACGACCCCCTTTTTGTTGTATACTGATTCTATAAGGTACAACAGAGAAAGAATCAAAATGACCAAGTTCGCCAAGTTCGATCGTTCCAACCTTTCTTCGCTGCGTAGCGAATTGCAATCCGTGCTTAGTAAGTACGGTGTTGACGCTAACCTTGCCATCAGCGTTGGCAACATGAAGTTCAGCACAGCTGAAGTCGAAATTAAAGTTATTGCGAAGGTTGTCGGTGCAAAGACTATGACTAACCTCATCCTTGAGAGCCGTGCTGCTGCGCTCGGACTGAAGATGAAGAATAAACTCGGCGACGAACTTGTTGATTACAACACTCGCGCTCACAAGATGCCTTTCGTTTACACTAGCGCTGCTGACGGTAAACTCTACAAGTGCGACGAGCGTATGGCTAAAATTCGCTTCGGCGCATAAGGAGATAAAATGATAAGAGCCAAGTTGTTCTTAGCATGGTACAAACTCTTGCGATCTAGGGAGTATAAACGCTCCCTTTGTATCAGTTCTGCTTGGTACAATAGTAAGTATTATGACACGGATGGAAAGTATCTTAGCAAAAAGAGTTGACATTCTATGCTAGATGTTTTATATTTATTCTAACGAAACGCCACAGAGGTTATACCATGTCTCGTACCAATGCCTATCGTTTTACCGTCCGTATGCAGAACGGAAAAGTTCATCCTTCTGATGAAGCTAACCTTAACGTTCTTAAAGATTATGTATCAGCTATGAACCGTATTAACGGTTCTACTGAGTATGTAAAGCTCCAAGGTCGTCTCGGAGAAAACAACCCGAATGCTTGGAAGTATCGTCAGATGCGGTTTGGTGGAATCTATGGGTGCGCTCAATGCATCCGCCTTCCTGACGCTGAAACTGCTGACGTCTATGTGTATACGCGTCGGCGATAGGAATATAAGTAATGTCTGCTTTATCTAATCTTGCTGAACTGCTTAAAAAGCATGTCTATGATAACATAGACTCTTATTGGGAAGAGGCTGAAACATATGGTACTATTACCTTGGCCACAATATCTGATCGATTTTATACTACTTCTGATTCTGACATAGAAAAAAAAGGTAAAAAGTTCATAGCAAGTGAAGCTAAAGGTGTCTATATTTGGGTACATAATGGTAATATACTTTATGTAGGAAAGACTGATTCTGAAACGCAAAATATTCATAAACGTCAAAAACAACATCGTGATAGTTTTCAGATGAAGATTAACTCTGAGTCGTCAGGCCGCAAGTATCGTGAGTACATGAAAGAAAATGATTTACAAACTATGAATGTTGTTGTAAAATACGTTAATACTAACAAGTTTAATATTGGCGGTATGGCAGAACTGCTTGAGTCTGCAAGTATTGAAACTTATCAACCGAAACTCAATTTTGAAATCAAAGGACACGGCTCTAGGAATGCTATTAATTATTGAAGGTATGGATCGCTGTGGTAAAACCACACTCATATCCAACCTAAGAAAAAACTATTTCGGCAATCATAAAGTAATCGTACATCATTCATCTGCTCCGCCAAAGTGCGTAGCGGACAAAAATGCATGGGAGGTAGATCATTATACGGATCTTGCGAAGACCTTCCATCGCCTCTCAGCAAACGATGGATACGATATTATATGCGATCGCTTTCACCTTGGCGCAATGGTCTATGGTATGCGATATCGTGGTCTCCAGCCTCATACAATCTTTGAAGTTGATCGCGATGTAATCTCATGTAGAGAAGAAAAGAAGATTGCTTTAATTCTTCTAACTGACTATGCAGACGCTATCATGGAAAGAAACGATGGCGAGTCTATCGAGACTACAACTAAAGAGTTCGAAAGCACTCGGACTGAGTTTACAAATTTCTTTACCTATTCTATGATACCGAACAAGCTTCACATAAACATCACAGATAACGGTGGTTTCCAAAATACATATCCTCGAGTAGAAACGTTTTTGGACGGCCTGCCAAATGAATAGATTGTTAGAAAAACAGCTAGGCGGCGGTGCAGAACAGATAGTAAAAGACTTCTTTGTTCAAAGGGGATATGATTTCGTCTTATCAGAAGATAAGTACGATGACAAAAAAGATGCGTTATTAACCGTGAACGGAGAACAGTATCAAGTCGAAGTTAAACTTGAGAGTCGCTATAGAAAGTTTAATTCGTTTACTATTCCGATTACGTCCGACACAAACTCTGGCGTATACAGAAATCAACTAAGTAAGTGTGTAAATGTTGACATGCTCATCTTTTGTCAACGTCCTACTCACGACGACTCTGTCTTTAAGATCTATCAAGCACCACCAGTTGGTCAAAGATTTTTTGAAATCAAACAAAATGAAATAGATAAGCGATTTGTAGCTCACTTTTTTATTGACAAAATGAAGCTTGTTGGTACAATAACTGATAAGGAAGTTGTAGAAAAATATATGATAAGGAGAGCATACTAATGCAGAGAGTTTCTGATATTCGAGCAAAGCTCATTCAAAAGTACAAAGATCAGGACTTCGTCACCGACAAGACTGGTGTTAAGACGATCGAAGTTATCGGTGAGTCATTTATCGCTGATGAAGATTGGATCATTCGCAAACCAAACTATGAATACATCGAACGTGAACTCGAGTGGTATAAATCTATGTCACTCTATGTAGAGGATATTCCTGGCGAGACTCCAGCTATATGGAAACAGGTTTCTGACAAAAATGGTATGATCAATTCAAACTACGGTTATTTGATTGGTTCTGGTCAAAACGGGTATCAATATGAACACGTAAAGCAAGAACTCCAAAAGAATCCGAACAGTCGCCGCGCTGTTATGATCTATAATCGTCCTTCTATGCATACTGATTACTGTGCAGACGGTATGTCAGACTTTATCTGCACATATGCAAATACATTCTTGATCCGTGATGATAAACTTATCAGTCACTATCTAATGCGTTCTAATGACGCGGTCTTTGGCTACGACAATGATGTACATTGGGCACTGTATGTTCAGAAGCAACTTGCTGTAGATCTGAATGTTGAAGTCGGAGATATTATATGGACTGCAACTAACCTACACGTGTATGAACGCCATTTCAAATTTATTGAGGATCTTATCAATGACTGAAGCTGAACGAGAAAGACTAGCAATGCTTGCTGAAGAATGCGGTGAAATCGTCCAGATGGTCGGGAAAATCCTTCGTCACGGATACGAAAGTTATCACCCAAACGATCCAAATAAAATTACAAACCGTGTACACCTTACAAACGAACTAAATGATCTAAATGGAGTTCTGTTTGGCATGTGTAAGTATGAAGATCTAAATGTCCATGACTTTTCATTAGCGACTGCGGTAAGCGCTTGGGACAGAAAAGTAAAATGGTCTTATCACCAGGAGAAGAATGATGATTGAAAACAATTTGGCAATAAGAATAATGAAAAGGAACGAAAGAAACTCCAACCAAACTAAACACATTCTTTTTATAATTCCTTCAATATCAGACGAACATACTGTATATTTTCTAAACGATCATATACAAAAATATTTAGATGACGAAAATTATTATTGTACTTTTATGTGTACGAGATCTAAATACGCATTACCGGAATTAGTAGATAAAGGTGATAGTATCATATTATTCCAAAAAGCAAGTGCAAATTTTAAAGTTTTAAAATCTTTATTTAACATTCTTAAAACTTCCGGTATAAAAGAATATCTCAAAAAATTTCCAGAATTTGATTTTGCTCGTGAAGTAAATGAAGTGCATATATTAGGCGGATCTGAATTTGTATTTCCAAAGAAAACTTATTCTAAAAATCCTTTTTTTAATCAACTAGAAAATTCGTTCCATGATGTTATAACAGATGGATATGAGGATCAGATAAATGAGATATTTACAAACGAGCCACTTGTGCATTTTCCGATATCTACTTTCATGTTTTATTATGCCGGTGTTGCAAATGCTGTAATAGTATCTGCGAAAATTTTTGGTCAACTAGAAAAAGTTGTTATGTTTTGTGTTGATCCAACCGCAACTATAAGACACTTAAAAATGTATGACATTGACACTACAGAGTATTACATTGCAGAAGACAAGAGAGGGTCTAGAAATTTTGAATTTTTTGATTTTTCTAAAGGAATAAAAAAAGGACTCGAACAATATAAAGAGTCAACTTGGTTTGATCCTAGCGAAAAAATAGATTTTGTATTTGGCGGAAGACTTTCTGCAGCAAATAGAGAAGCAGATTACGAAAGATTTTTTGCAAATCTTCATGGGATTAAAAAGAAAATATTTACTCCTTCTACGATGTCTTTAAAGGACAAAAAAACAATAACTGATATCGATGATTTTTATCCTCCTATACCGTATTTTGATTTTATAAAGGAACTTAAGAACTCAAAGTTTACTTTAATTATTAAACCTTGGACGAAGAACGATTCGCTGAACATAAGATTGTATGAAGCTCTTTCTTTAGGAGTAGTTCCATTCGTTTCTGACGATTACGATCCTCTAGGGTTACAAATAAACAGAGAATTATTTTCAGATTTAGGGTTGACAGTATCGTCTTCGTATGATATACTGAGTAAAGTAAATATTATGAGTGATGAGGAAATCGCTATCGCACTACGCGACTTAACTAGTTATTACAAACTTTAGAAAGGATCTGAAATGTCTACACCTTTGCTTAAACAATACGCGATTGAACAAATGCAACTCAAATTGAGTAAATCTGGAAACGACAATTCGTTCAAAGATATAAGTCTTCTTGGATACTATACAGAAACAATAGAAAAAGTAAAAGTGTCTGAAAATACACTATCACTTTCAATAGAAGATGAAAACGGTTACGGCGTAGATATTACTTATACAATGAAAAAGACTCCTAAGGGAATAACTGTAAGTGGCGAATGGGAAAGGCACACTTCTTCAATGAGCACTAGAAATAGCATTGGAAATACAAAACCCAAGTCTTTTAAAGATATGGATGAAGTTTTAACTTCGTTCGCAAAAGCGTTAAACAAAACAGACTTGGAAGCTCTGAAAAAGATTAATATCTAATCGCTGTTTATAACATACAAAGAAAGTTTAATATATTATGATAGATTCTAAATGGGACCATCGCTTTATGCGTCTAGCTCACGAAATTTCATCTTGGAGTAAGGATCCTTCGAGTAAGATCGGCGCAGTGATTGTTAACGACGAGCGCCGTATCCTTGCGACTGGGTACAACGGATTTCCTCGCGGTATCGCTGATACTGATGAGCGTCTTAATGACCGCGAGCAAAAGTATCCTCGTATCGTACACGGCGAAATGAACGCACTCATGAATGCGTTGTATAGCGGCGTATCTGTTAAGGATTCTACTCTATATGTCTATGGGCTTCCTGTATGTTCCGAATGTACTAAATCGGTTATTCAGGCTGGCATTAAACGAGTTGTGATTACTTACCCACAGCTTTCTCCTGAAAAGTGGCAGAACCAATGGAACGGCATGTCTAAACCTATGTATGACGAAGCGAATGTTTCTGTGACATATATGAACCCAGATAAGCTCAACGTAGAATATGTATGAGAGTAATTTTAGTCGGTATCAACCCGTCAGGCAAACCGTTTCGCAAGAACTGCTCTTTGGATAAGATGAATGTATGGATGGAAGCTTTTGGTTTCCATCACTACTCATTCTCAAATGTAATACCATATGAAGGTGAATATAAAATGAAGTCGGTCGATTTTGACTTCGTTAGATCGTTTACGGATGGCTACGATAAGGTCATTGCTTTAGGCGGATTCGTGTCGTCCGTCTTAAAGAAGGCAGGCATAGATCATCACACTCTTCCACACCCGTCACCACTTAATCGCAATTTGAATTCTAAAGAGTACGAGGAAAGATGCCTCAAGGAGTGTAGTGAATGGCTAAGAGCTTAACCGATATTTACGTTGGTGTAAAGAAGGACGATACAAATAGAAACGATAATGATCTTTATCCAACACCACCGTTAGCCACACATATCCTTCAGAAGTACATCGATCTTCCACATAATATTGTAGAACCGTGCGCTGGCAGAGGTAACATCTCTATCGAACTCATTCGCCACGGGCATAACGTAGAATCGTTTGATATGTTTGAGTATGACAGTCCGCTGTGTGATATTACAGTAGGTCAAGATGTACTATCGCTAGTTAAACCAAACGGCGCTCAAGCTCTTGTAACGAACCCGCCGTATCACAAAGATCTCCCACGTCTCATTGCAGAAAAGGGTGTTAACGAATACGATGTAACGGCCCTCTTTGTTCGTCTTACATTTCTTGAAGGAAAGAAGCGTAAAAAATTGTTTACAGATCACCCTCCTAGTGATATAATTTTTCTATCAGATAGAATTAGATTTGGTACTGGGCTTGTTGAACCCATAAATAAGTCACATCAGCTCGGTGGAATGATTGCTTATATGTGGATCGTTTGGGATAAGAGACCAAAGACGCGTGATAATGAAACAAAACTGCGCTGGGTTATACTAGAAGATGAATACGACGAATGGAGAAAACATTATGATCAATGTAGTAATACCAGCGGCGGGTGAGGCTACTCGTCTTCGACCACTAACGTCAAATTGTTCGAAGGCGATGGTTCGCGTGCATGGCAAACCAACAATCGAATATATCATTGAGTCAATCTACAAAAACACTTGTGACATTAACGAGATCATTATCGTTGATGGAAAACATAATGATATTCGTGAATGGGCAGAGAAAAGCATATATAGAGATAACATTCGTTGTGTAAAGCAAGGTTCGTTGAACGGACCACGTGATGCTATTCGCGTTGGTATTAATGAACTTTTAAACTATGATCTCCCTCTAGTAGTTTGGCTAGGTGATGCGATCATTCTCGATAAAGATCTTCCATTAGGTACTGACTTCCTTCTTGTAAAAGAAGTAGAGGATCACTTTTCATGGTGTATGTGGAACGGCAATGAATTCTTCAATAAACCAACTGAGACGATTCCAAACGCAGTCGCACTCGTCGGTCTATATAGTTTCGCTGATGGTAAAAATGCAAGAGACGCATTTCAAGTAAATGATTATGACATCTCGGGCGCGCTAGATGCATATGGTTTAAAATTAAATAATGCACCAGCATTCAAAAGAATTATTACTAATAAGTGGTATGATATTGGTGACATTGCGTCCTATCACAGAACATGCGCAGAGTTTCTTACATTTAAAGCAAGAGCGTTTAACTCGTTTGAATACAACGCGGATCTTAATGTTGTAACTAAGATCCCTAACTATGCATATACCACCGCAGTATCCGCTGTAATGAACGAGAAAGCATGGTATAGTAATCTGAACTCAGTTCAACGTATGTTTGTTCCAAAGGTTCTAGATGATGATTATGGGCTATCTCTATCATACGAGTCAGGTGTTCTTCTATCAGATCTTTTTATTCACGAGGATATATCAAACAGCACAATCGATTATCTCATTGAAAGGGTAGTTCTTTCAATACGAAATCACTTTCATAATCGCGCTAGCCTTGCATTTGTTAAATCGTTTAGTAAAAATGCAAGGATAATGTGGATAGATAAGACTACATCAAGATTAGAAAGTAATGATAACCTAACCGATAAAACTAAACAATTCTATAATAAAGTAGCAGCAGATTGTTTTAACTTAGCAAAACCAGTTGAAACAATGCACGGTGATCTACACTTTGGAAACGTTCTTTATAATCCATATAACAATTCAATTACATTCATCGATCCTAGAGGCGAGTATGGCGAACACGTTGGTTGCGGTGGTGATCATATGTATGACTTGTGCAAGTTATCTCACGACTTGTATCATGGATACAGCGCATTGATATACGGTAAGCCGTATCCTAAGTATGTGCAAGAAAGCTTTAGTAAGATCATTCAAAAGTACTATCCGAACGAGTATAATACAATTATAGATGGAGGTGCTCTACTTATTGCTACGTGCATTCCTCTTCATTTTGACGATGAAAATAGACAAAGATATATGGAGGAATTTGCAAATGACTATGCCAACTCTCGTGATTGATATTGACCATACGATCTGCACTCCAAACGATACTGCTACAGATACATACGAAAAATATGGTAAGGCAGAACCAATTCAAACTATGATAGATGCAATTCGAAAGGCGAAGGATTCTGGTTTTCGAATTGTACTGTTCACTGCTAGGCGAATGGCGACACATAACGGTGATATAAATAAAGTTATAGAGGATGTCGGCGATCTAACTAAGTCATGGCTTAAGGATAATAACGTTCCTTACGATGAACTTCAGTTTGGAAAACCAAACGCAATCTACTATGTAGACGATAAAGCAATGACTCCTGACCAATTTGTTAATTTGATTATGAAGAAAGATATGTGAATGAAGAACATCGGTTTTTGCAAGATTGGTAAATCTGTAAAATTTAAAAC